TGACGATCGATGGACCCTTCAAGCGGACACACCGAGCGCTCGACCAGTAGGCGACACAGAGGCGGCCGATGACTGACCACGACAACAACCACGCGAACGCCGTCGCGGCGCAGCTGCGGCTCGCCGAAGCGAACGGCACGCTGCCCGAGGACATGGATGTCGACGCCGACGAGGACGATGTCGGCGAAGACGACGAAGAGGCCGACGATGACGAGTGATCCAGAACGCTCCGAGGCCGTTACAAGTAATTGTAATCGGCCGCAGTTTGGCGATTTCCCGACAATCGAGTTTGTCGGCGCCGACGTCGACGTTGCGATCCACACCGCCGGCGACCGGACGGTCGTCGACGTCGAGGTCCCGGAGGCCGACGGGGTGACCGCCTGATGGAACTCAACACCGACCAGGACAGCCTGATGCTATCGCCGTTCCTCGTCAGCGGGAACGTCGGCTTCAAGCTCCCCGCGGTCGCGGACTGGGGCGAGCGCAGCGACGTCACGAGCGTCGACGTCGCCTCAGCCTCGGTCCAGCCCTCCGGGAGCGACGACCACGCCTACCTCGTCATCGAGACCGAGGTGTACTTCGACGGCGAGGAGGAGCCCGTCGAGGTGTGGGCGTGCTCGTGCCCGCAGTGGCACTACCGCGAGCAGGCCGACGACCCCCGCGAGGCCGGAGAGTGCAAGCACATCCGCGCCGAGAGCAAGGTGAGCCGAGCGCAGGCCGACGAGGACCAGGTCCAGCTGGGAGGGAGCGACTGATGCAGCTGCGCGACTCCCAGCGCGCGGCCGAGGACCTCGCGAACGAGCTCGACGTCGTCGACGACCAGGCCCTCGACACGCTGCGGGCCGACGAGATGTTCTCCGCGTACGCGTACATCTACCAGCTGGCCGACCTCTACGCGGCCGACGTCGAGGAGACGCTCGCCGGCGACGAGATGAAGGAGGCGGCCCGGGTCGCCGCCCGCGGCGCTCGCGACGTCGCGGTCACCCGCGCGGAGGAGCTGCTCGGCCGGCGGCTCCGGCAGTACACCCGCCTCGAGGAGTTCGCGGCCTGGGTGTCGGGCGAGCTCTGCCTCGACGCCAGCGCCCGGAACGACGACGGGTACGTCGTGATCAGGGCGAGCGAGGCCGCCGTCGCGGACAACCGCGACCGCCTCCAGGAGCGCGGCATCCCCGCGCGCGTCGACGAGGACGACCCGACGCGGCTCGTCGTCTACCCGCCGATGGGCCACGGCGCCCGCAGCGAGGTCCCCGACGGCCGATGACGTTCCACGTCGTCTGCCACGACTGCGACTTCGAGGACCTCTGGGGGACCGAGCTCGAAGCCGAGGACGACGTCGAGGAACACGAGGAACTCACCGGCCACGACGTCGAGTACGGTCAGATCGACTGACCCCGGTGGCCGGGGCCCCGGGTTCACGTTCGAGACGGCCGAGGACGTCTACCAGATCGAGCTCCACAACTACGACGGGCTACTGTCCGCCAGCGGAGACTTCGAGACCGAGTGGATCGACAAGCTCGTCGACGCGGAGGTTGTTGACGATGCCTACTGATGATAGTCTCGGAGACGAGGAAGAGCAAACCCAATATAACTGTTATGTGGGTAAGAAAGGGGAACACTTATGGCAGTGTGGGTGCTCAACGTTAGTATGGAGCAAAACAACGCTACCATGGGCGCGACGCTAACCGAATCCCTCAGCGCAGTCGACAACACCGACGATCCGCGAAGCGAGGCGATGAGAATCTCGATGGCCGAGCACTTCGAGGATTTTGAGCTCGAATACCGCGAAGATCCTCACACTGACGCGGAGGTTGTCCACGAAGACGATCAGGTGATCGTTGTGGCCGACCACACTGGGCATGAGCTGAATGAGTGGGTGTCTGACTTTAACATGACTGAAGAGGATTGCGATGCGTTTTACGCGTGGAACCACGAGGTTGCACGCGAACTGACTGACCATGATTGGGCGGTTGTTGATCCAGTTGTGTTTGACAAATTGGGTAACGCTACCACGGACGCAACACTCACTGAATCCCTCAGCGCAGTCGACAACACCGACGAATCGATCGACGGTGCTGCTAGAATCACTCACACGCAGAACGGCATGGGTGTCTGGCAAACTGACGACGGAGAAGGACTCGACGAAGATCCCGACGAGTACCGCGTCGAGTGTAGCTGTGGCGAGGAGTTCGGCTCCTGGGGTAAAGCAACCCGACACGCCGAAGAGGAACACTAAGGATGCAGATCGAAGTATCTGCATCAGACATCAAGTCCAAGAAGAAAGCAGACGACAGAGGCCGCATAACGCTGGGAAGCGAGTACGGGGGCGAAACGGTCACAGTGGGCGTCCTCGAAGTCGAAGACGAGGACGACGTTCGGACCGACGGCGGCCGGTCCGCTGGAAACCCGGAGACCCGTCTCGGCGAGGCGCGCAAGCAGCTCCGCATCGTCCTGAACGACGTCGAGTTCGAGGACGAGGACACCGCCGAGTTCGTCGAGGGCGCGCTCGCCTGCGCGGAGTCGGCAGCCGTCTGCCTCGAGGGCCCGGAGGTCCTCGAAGACGAGGAGTGGTGGTAGTGATGCCTGAAGTCACTGCGACCGACCACGTCCACGAGCTCGTCGACGCCGGCGAGATCTCGGCGGCGATCGCTGACCGACTCGACGATAACGGGTTCGAGACGATCGCGGACCTGCTGATCGCCGACCAAGAGGATCTGGAGGACGTGCCGTACGTCGGCGCCGAACGCGCCGCAGACATCCTTGCGGCTGTCGACGACGTCGAACCCGAGCCGCTCGTCGATAGTCGCGAGGTCGTCCTCGAGGCGACGCTCGGCGAGAAGCTTGACCTGACGATGGCTGAGCGCCCGGGCTACGCGGACCCGGTGGCCGTCATCGAAACCGAAGAGCCGACTGTGTGGGAGACGCCTGATGGCGACACCTGGCGGACGCGACGCATCCGCATCTCTCAGAAGAGGGCCGGCGATGGCGCCGACCACGAAGAGTGTGACCTCGTTGTCGGCGCCGATGGGGTGCGGATCGAAGACCCGCCGGTCAAACGTGTGTCGCACCAGCCGGATGTCCCGAGCTGGGAAGTCGAATCAGTCGGCGCGGTCGGCCGTGTCGTGCAGTCGACGTACTACCAGCTCGTCGGCCAGCAGGAACAGGCCAACGCGAAGCCTGAGGGCGACGATACGTGGCGGAAGTACCAGCGGAGAGAAGCATGAGTACCGAGTTCCGCGTCGTCGACCGTGTCGCTCGCGAGACGGGTAAGAAGCTCGCCGAGACTGACTCGATCCTCGCACACGACGACGAGGAGACGTTCGTCCTCGAGGAGGTGGAGGATGGCGAGTAGCGACGGTGGCTCCACCGCCGACCAGATCCTCGACGAGAACGGCGTCGGCCAGAACAACGACTACACTGGTGACGGGTACGGCGGCTCCGAGGCAGCCATCGACGCGATCGAGGCGTTCGTCGACGAGTGCGTCACCGACCAGATGGTCGTCTCGTCGCGCTCGATCGCGAATGGTGCCGACGTCGATGCTCGCGTCCAGGAGATCGGGAAGACGCTCGGCGCTCGCCTCGACGGCCGGACGCCCGACGGTTTCCTCGACGACGTCGAACTCGACACATGGCGCGACACGCGCCCGACGAAGTGGGTGATCACCCGCGTCGCCGGCGAAGCTACCGGCCGCCGGACGAGCCAGCTGCTTCACAAGCCCGGCCTCGCCCGCGAGATCTCGGCAGCGCTCGATGTCGATGTCTCCGAGGGCTACAACTGCCACCGCGATCACGAGACCGAGCGAGTCGACATCCGGATCTCGTGGATGCGCACCGTCCTCGACGCCGTGGCGACGGCCGCCGGCGACGACCTGGGGGCGTACCTGAGCGACGAGCAGCCCGCGTACGTCGACGACCCGATCGACGAGCTCACCAAGACCGGCGTGAGTCGCGTCCTCGAACGCATCCTCGACGCCGACGAGCAGCTCGGGACGAGTGACGGCTGGCCGCGCTCGACGCTGGTCGTGATCCACGCGATCCTCGTTGAGGGGCGCGACCCGAGCGAGGTGAGCCGATGAGACGGTCAGTCCAACAGCAGCGACAGGCCGAGAAGCTCCAGCTCAAACACGCCGCCGAGCAGGGACGTGAGCAACGCCTCCAGACTGCCCTGGAGACGGGGGAGGTCGGGAAGCAGGGTCAGCGCATCTGGATCATCCCCGAGTTCGAGCCCGACGAAGCCGAGGCGGACTACACCGAGGCGCTCGTCCGGGAGGCGCTTCCGGAGTACGACATTCAATTCGTCGTTGACCACACGAAACCGATCACGAAGGACCGCATCCATGACATGCTGCTCGGATCCGGCAAAGAGGACGACGTGCGGACCGACGGCGGCCGGTCCGCTGGAAACCCGGAGACCCGTCTCGGCGAGGCGCGCAAGCAGCTCCGCATCCTCCTGGACGACGTCGAGTTCGAGGACGAGGACACCGCCGAGTGCGTCGCGGGCGCGCTCGCCTGCGCGGAGTCGGCAGCCGTCTGCCTCGAGGGCGAGGACGCCGCTCGCGACGACGGCGGCGCCGACCTAGACGACGTCGAGGCCATCCTCGAAGACGGCCTCAACCGCCTCGACGAGCTCCGCACGCTGCGAGGTGACGCCTGATGTCGACAACGACCAGCTCGGCGGAGAAGCGACACGACGCCTCCTCGCCGGCTGCCCGCGAGCTGGTCACCGAGTGGGTACAGACGCACGTCGACGACCGCAAGATCGCGACGGCCAAACAGATCGTCAACGAGAGCGGTCGCGACGATATCGACGTCGGCGACGTCGGGCGCACGCTCGGCTGCCGACACGCCGGTGTCACGCCCGACTGCTTTCTCGATATGGTCGAACTCTCACAGTGGGGCGACGCGAACGTCACCAGTTGGGTGTTCGAGCGCGTCGACGGCGAGATCGCGGCCACCCGGACGCCCGGGCAGTACCTGTTCAAGCCGGATCTCGTCGTCGAGATCAGCGATGCCGTCAACGGCATCGATGACGAGTACTACCTCGAAGAAGACGAGGCCCGCCGCGTGCAGATCTCGGCCGCCTGGAAGCGCGCCGTCACCCGCGCGGTCGCCGAGCGTACTGACAACAAGCTCGATGCCCTGCTGACGGGCTACGACGAAGAGAGCTGGATGTCGTTCGAGCAGTATGTCGGCCGACTCTCGAAGATCGAACTCGCGAACATCGTCGAGAAGTTGCTCGACATCGACGAGCCACTCGCGACGACATACAGCTGGCCGCGGGAGATGTTGATCCCGATCCACGACGTGCTCGTGACGGGCATCGACCCGGCGGAGGTGGACGCGTGAGTTGGCCTGCGTGGATCCTCACGCGCTGGGTGACGGTCGGACTCGCGATGGTGCTCGGTGCGCTGATCGTCGTCGAGGTGGCCGCATGAGCACCCCACGGACGCGATACACGACGACTGGCCACGCGGACGACCAGTTCCGGATCCGCGCCACCGGTGGCGCGGGCGTCGCGACCGCGTGGCAGCGGGGCCTAACTGTCGAGGTCCCGGACACGGCGCCCGTCCCGAGACACGACGAGGCGAGGTACGACGCCCGCGGCGACCTCGTTGTGTTCCGTCGCGAGGGGGCGCTCACGACGTGCTACGGGCTCGACGCCGAGCACCTCACCAACATCCACGGTGTGGCCGTCGCGGCCGCCGTCGACGCACAGTACGGGACGAGCTACTGCTCCCGAATCGACGCGGCGAAGTTGGAGGAAGCCTGATGATCGACGCCGAGGGCCCGGCCGCCGAGCAGCTCGTCGACGGCGCGGTCGGCGACCTCCTGGAGGCGATCGTCGACGTCCAGCGCTGGAGCGACCAGCACGACCACCCGGTCGCGGAGTGGTCAAAAACCCCCATCTCTGGTGTGTGCCAAAAAGACTAAGGCGCCGGGGGCCGTCGAAGCGTTTGTAATGCAATACAGAGACGAGAAAAGCATGGGACTCGACGTCGACTACCTCCGAGACATCGACGAGGCCATCCTCGACTACCTCCAGGAGGGCAGAGTAACACCAGTGTACTGCCGCGACCGACTCCTCGACGAGGACGCCACCGAGGTCACCTCGACCTACTGCTGCCAGTGCCTCCAGCGCCTCAAGGAACACGACCACGTCCAGAACCTCTACAACACCGGCCTCTACGAGCTCGTGAACGACCCCCGACGTCCGGACACCGTGCGCGCCGGCGGTGACGCCGGCGGCCGGATGAGCGAGGGAGATCTCTTCGAGGACGGGGAGCTCGACGAGGGCGAGAACTGATGGCGGTCTCTTCAGGGCCGTACTGTAGCGCTCTCGGCTGTGGTGACGACGCCAGGGTTGTCGTCCGTCTCGATGACGCTCGCGAGCGTGTCGTCTGCGCAGACCACGCCGACGACGGCGAGGTGGTCGGAGATGTCTGAGGACGACGTCTCCGCCCGTGACGCCCTCGCGATTGCACAGCGAGCGCTCGCGAAAGCCAACCGCGTCGACGAGCTCGAGGCCGAGATAGAGAACCTCCGTGAAGATCTCACGTCGCTCGAGCTCCGCTTCTCCGAGCACGACGACGATCGCGACTACGCGCAGCTCAGTCGTGACGAGAAAGTCGGGATGGTTCGCGAGCACGCCTTCCAGAAGGCCACGCGTGGCTCGGGTGTCGCTGCGCTCGACTACGACGACATCATGTGGGAGGTGTTCGACGGCGAACCCTCTGCTGACCACTGCTACACGCTGATGAAGCTCGCCGCAGACACACGCGGCTTCGAGGAGAAGACGCCGGCGAGCGGGAACCGAAGTCTCACCGTCGACGCTCGTGAGGCGAAGCGCGGTGCCGTGTTTTCGTCCGCGAATAAAACCACCTCGGAGGGGGTGCGCTAACGATGGCGGTCTTCACTCGCGGGATCCCGCCTCCGCTTGTTCCCCCAGAAGATCAACGCAAGCGTAGCTGTGTAAGCAACTGTCCGTTAGCTACAAGGCCGTCGTTCTGGCCGGCGTCTGGCCGGCGTCGTCCGACGGTGCGAGTGGTGAATCGGACTTTATTCGCAGACGAAAACTCACGATGTCCACCACCCACGACCGACGAAAGGAGAACGAGACGACAACTGAGACGCTGACCCGGTTCCTCCGGGAACGGTACCGCGATGCCGTCGGGACGCTCGCACAGCGCTACCCGAACGAGGAGCGGTCACTCGTCGTCGACTACGACGAGCTGTTCGAGTTCGACCGGGCGATCGCGGAGGATGTCCTCGCGAAGCCGGACGAGATGCGGGAGTACTTCGAAGAGGCGCTCCGGCAGTACGACCTCCCGGCCGACATTGACCTCGCGAACGCTCACGTGCGCGTGTCGAATCTGCCGCCTGAGCACACCTACTACCCAGGTGGGTTCTCTCCAACCGACCAGGCGAGCCACTACCGGGCGATCACGGGCGAGGTGTCGAAAGTCACTGACGAGTACTCGAAGATCGTCGAGGCGGCCTTCGAGTGCAAGCGCTGCGGGACGATGACGTACATTCCGCAGACGGACTCGGGCTTCCAAGAGCCACACGAGTGTCAGGGGTGTGAGCGACAGGGGCCGTTCGGCGTCAACTACGACCAATCGGAGTTCGTCGACGCCCAGCAGTTCCGCCTCGCGACGCCGCCGGAGATCGCGGAGGGCAGCGGCACCGAGATCGACGTGTTCGTCGTGGACGACCTCGCCGACGTTGTCACCGCCGGCGACCGTGTCACCGTCGCGGGCACGATCCACCTCGAACAGAAGACACAGGGTCGCGAGAAGACTGGGAAGTTCGAGCCGTACGTCGACGCCGGCGCGCTCGCGATCGACGAGACGGACCACACGAGTGTCGATACCACGCCCGCAGAGCGCGAGCGTATCCACGAGCTCTCGGATGGCGCCGAAGGCAACCCGCTCGATCTTGCGGGCGCGTCACTCGCGCCGAAGATCCACGGCAACGACTCGATCAAGCGCGTGCTCATCCTCGCGATGGTTGGTGGCTCGAAGACGGTCTACCCGGACGGCGATCACGATCGCGGCGAGTTCCACGTCCTTCTCCTCGGTGACCCGGGGACGGCGAAGTCGAAGCTGATCGGCCGTGTCGAGGACCTCGGCTGGCGGACTGTCGGTGTCTCGGGAAAAGGCGCGACCGTCGCCGGCGTCACAGCGAGCGCCGTCCAGGACGACTTCGGCGACGGTGGCTCTGCGCTCGAGGCTGGCGCGTTCGTGAAGGCGCACAAGGGTGCGGTGTGCATCGACGAGCTCGACGATATGCCGGCCGATGTCCGGGCGGCGATGCTCGACCCGATGAGCAAGCAACGAATCTCCGTCAACAAGTGGGGAATCAACGCAACGCTCCGCACGGAGACCTCGGTCGTCGCCGCGGGCAACCCGAAGTACGGGCGGTTCGACCCGTACGAACCCGTCCAGGACCAGTTTGACCTCGAAAGCAACCTGCTCTCCCGGTTCGACCTGGTGTTCACGCTGACCGACCAGCCGAATCCGGACCGTGACAGCACGATCACTGGGCACATCCTCGACGCTCGCGACGCCGCCAAGCGACAGATGGCCGGGATGGACGTCGACGACGAGCTCGCCGAAACCATCGCGACGCCTGTCGACCGCGATCTGCTCCGGAAGTGGATCGCTCTCGCGAAACAGCAGCCCGAGCCGGTGTTCGCGAACGACGAGGTGAAGGCGTGGCTCGACGAGAGCTTCACGGACCTCCGCTCGCTGAACGGCTACGACAGCGAATCGCCCGTCCCGGTGACGTTCCGGAAGCTAGAGGGGATTGTGCGAATCGCCGAGGCGGCCGCGAAGTTCGAGTTCTCTGAGACGATCGAGATGCGCCACGTCAAGTTCGCCACGAAGGTCGTCGGCGAGTCGATGCAGGACTACGGCACCGACGAGAGTGGGCAGTACGACGCCGACGTCCAAGAGACGGGCTCGTCGATGAGCCAGAAGCAGACAATGAAGCTGCTCGGCTCGACCATCGAGGAGCTTCAACCGGACAATGGTGGCGGCGCCGATCCCGAAGACGTCGTCGAGCAGCTGGAAGAGGAAGGCATCGACACTGGCTGGGGACTAATCGACAAGGCGAAAGAGAAGGGGATGGCCTACGAGCCGCAGGGCGAGGGCATCCGCTGGGTGGGTGGTGCCTGATGCCTGCCACGAGCCAACACAACGAGCAGGCGGTCGCGACGCCGAACCCGTCGCCAGAGAACACTGCCGAGCACGGCGAGAACCCGGCGCGATTCCTCGTCGAGGAACTCACCGTCGACGACGGCGACGGCACGACGGGCGAGTTGATGCTCGCACGCATCCGCGGGTTGGAGACGATCGCGCGGTGTCGGTTCTGGCTCGGCGTCGAGCGCAACCTCGCTGCGCAGGCGGATCGTGACCCACGTGATCGCGTCGTCGACGCCCTCGAAGAGCGCGAGGAAACTCTCCGGAAGCGAGGTGAGGGGGTGGCCCAGGCCGGACTCTCGCCCAAGGAGCGCCGCGAACGTGCCGCCGAACTCGACAGCGAGTCCGTAGCGGTGCTCGTCGACGAGGACGGTGAAGAGGTCTCGTGGAGTCGACAGCGCGGCGCCGTCCTGGGGGCGAGCCGATGAGCATCTTCGAAGATCTCTACGAAGTCTACTACCAGGCAGGAACGCACCGCGACCATGTCACTGGCCCGTGCGAGGCTGACACGCTCTTCGAGTCGCTCCAGGCCGTCGACGCGACGACCGGCACCGACGTGGACATCACCCAGGGCGACGCCATCGTCATCCTCGACCGGCAGTCGGCCGAGACGATCTCCGAGCGGCTCGGAGACGACGTCCACGTCGCATTCGAGGACCCACTCGTCTCCCGTGAGCACCTGGATCTCGCCCCGAGCCGGATCGAACAGGTGCTCCCGGGGAAGACGCAGGTCCACACCGTCGGGAGTCCGTCGCGCTGGGGGCTCGTGATGGATTCGGGCTGTGTCAGCCTCGACAACGAGGTTATCGACCCTGCCGGCGTCGTCGGCATCTCGTGGGTGATCGAGTCGTGACCCAGACCGTCGACGTCGCCGATCTCCCTCGACCGACGCGTGAACACCTCGCCGAGCTCCCACCGACGGCCACAGTCGTGTACCTCCACCTCCGCAACGAGGGGAATCCCCGAACACTCAGACAGATCGCCGACGAGACGGTTCGCCCGCAGCGTTCGATCCGTCGCGCACTTCGCCAACTTCACGAGGAGGGGATGGTCTCGTGCTCGCCGCGACACACGGATCCGCCACAGTCGGAATGGCAGGTCAACGAGTGAGCGACAAAATGGCGCTCGGGGGTCGACTTAAGCCTAGGGGCAAGAAACAGATGGTCGACGACGGCACCGCCACATGGTCCCGAGCCTGAGAAGGCGATGACAGGGTCAGTCCGACAGCACTGCGTTTCTCCCCGTTCACCGATGTCCACTATTCAACAGTCACTCGACGAGTTCGACACTCGCCACGAGGTCGTCCCAGCTCGCGTGTTCGAGCGCTACCTCTGGACCAACCCCGAGGTCTGCAGCGAGTGCTTCGCCCGGATACGCACCGCTCACGAGCTGACCGTCGACGACTGGGGCAACACCGTCACCGAGCTAGACCGCTTTGGCTCCGGCATCCGGGGGTACGACAACGTCAACGGCGGTGGCGTGTACCTCCCGCGAACGTTCTGCGAGGACTGCGGCGGTCGAGGCCACGCCGACCCCGAGACGGACTCGAAGCTCCAAGCGACGCGCCGGGCCACCCAGATCGCCGCCCGCCTCGAGGAGCGCAACATCCCCGTCGACGGCCCAGCACTCCGCCGGGCCGTTCGGAAGCTGAAGGCGAAGCCCGAACTGGAGGCACTCGACCGGGAGATCTACGAGCGCGCCACCAAACTCGCTGTCCGGAGGGCACAGCGATGAGCCTCTCGCAGTACGGGCGCGTCGAGTTCCCGTTCGGCGACCGGCGCCTCGTCGGCGATGCAGTCGACTTCGAGCCCGCCGGCGACGTCTCCGGGCCCGACGGCCTCCTGGTCGTCGACGTCGACGGGCTCACGTACCGCGTCGAGGAGTCGAAGGTCGAGCGGTTGCATCGATAGCGCAACGGGAGCGCACCGCCCTGAAGAGGCGGAGGTCCCGGTTCGAGTCCGGGTCGATCCATGTCCCGTGGGGCGTGCCTTCTCCGGAAGGCCAGGTCACCCTGCGGGGATGTTGAGCCGAATGAGCGGCCGGCAGCCATAACCGGCGTTCGGTACCTCAACGTGTTGTCTACGTCGCGTATCATGCTTCTTCGGACCGTCTCGACACGACGTTCCAAACCCAACCAAGACCGGCCGCCTTGCGACGCCTGTGGCCAGGTGACGGACGGCCCTATGGGCTCGGGCGAAACCAAAGCCTGAGACGGGCCCCCCCGTGCCGGGTTCGACCCCCGGCGTCGCCGTTCGAGTGTAACTCATCATGCCCCGACCAACCGACAAGCCACCGCTGACGAACCGATCGACGTCCTGTCCCGGATGTGGGTGCCCGACCGACTCTGCGAGACCCTGCGACTGCCAACCTCTGATGGATGTCACATGATGTCCGTCCAACGCCCTCGGCCGTGGTACTGCCGGGACGACCTCGTCGACGAGTACAAGAGCACGCTCAGAGAGGATGGTGAGTCACTGCCGATGCTGAAGGCGCTGAAGATCCTCCGCGCGATCATCGTCAACCTCGGCGTGATCGCCATCGGCCTCTACGCGATCTCCCGCGGCGGGGATCCAACGTTCCTGGGTGGCTTCGGACTCACAATCCTCGGCGCCTACAACGGCGTCGAGCT